GCTTGCACCGCCACCTCCACCGCCAGCGTCTGCCGTAATTGTATCAAATACAGAGTCAGTCCCCTCTGATTCCGCGCTACCGCCGGGGCCAACTGTTACGGTGTATGAAGTTCCGGTGGTTACCGTGTGGCTTGAACCTGATCTATAGGCACCAGCACCGCCACCTCCACCACGATTCATGTTATCTCCACCACCGCCACCACCAGAAATAACCAGATACTCAACGCTCGTCGGGGCAGTCTCAGCAGCAGCAGCAAAGCGATATGGATTGATTATGTTAGCCATTGCTAATTCCAGTATCCTAAAAGCCACACTTTGAGTCCCGTGCAATCAAAAATTGCAGACCCACTGCTGTCATTGATGTCTATGTATAAAGCCCCATTCTCAGCCACCGCTTTACTGCTGGCAGACCCCACAAAAGCCGTTGCTCCTGTTTTTGTGGCGTAATAATCGCCAGCCGTTATTTCCAAGTCAGCGGAAAAGATTGTCGTCCCCGCTGACCCCGCAGTTGCGTTGTATCGCACATCCACCTCAAGATTGTATGCCCCGGTATCCGCTCCGGTTAGCGACGCCTTTACCTCAGTTATCGTCATGTTTCTCGGCACTAGCAACGTAGCCTTCGCATCACCTGTTGTAAGCGCAGTCGTTTCATCAGAAACCGCAATGCCGATCTCCGCAGTATCAAGCTGCTTGTCGTTGCCCAAATCATCAGTGAACCAAAGAGTATTCGGGGCATCATTCTTTACCCAAATTTGACCCCGGCCAGCAACATCACCCGCAGCAGCAGCAACTTCTTTTAGGGCAACAGTGCCGCCGCTGGTGATTCGCATTCTTTCTGTCGCTCCGAGTGTTGAACCCGGCCCTGTGCCGGTGGGCTTCGTGTAAAAGGCCAATCCAGTAGCGTGAGTGCTACCACTTTGAGTCTCCTCGGAAATAGCCTTGATCGCCGCATCAGCCGACGAAGCGACGCCAGAGAACGTGTTGGCCGTAGTTCCCAGCAGGAGTTCACCCGCAACCACACCATCCGCAAGATTGGCGGTGGTGTGAGCGAGGGCTATCCGGGGGAGTGCATCTGTAATGTGAAGTGGGACTGCCGGAGCAGCCGAAAAGCCAACACCAAGATTGCCGCTGGGGATGTTTACGTTGCCGCTGGAGTCAATCCGCATCCGTTCTGCACTTGCCCCCGTATCGTAAAACTTTAAGCCGCTAGTTCCATCGTTTGTTCGCAACGCAAAGCGTGATGTACCACTTTCTTCAAATAATATCCCGGTGTAACTGCTTGTGGAATTTACGGTAAGTAAATCTGAACCACTCCCCTTCAGTTCCAATAAGGTTCCCGGCACCTCCGTCCCAATGCCCAAGCTAGATGCCGAAGCATCCCAAGTCATCTTCGGCGTAGTACCAGTATCCTCGTACCACTGGCAGTCACCGCCGCTGGTGATTGTGAGTCTATCCACTAAAGCATCACCCGCAGAATTCGTCTGGATTATCAAACGCCCACCAGCCTGATCGGCTCCTTCGCTATCGCCTATGAAGCGCACCCGCACTTCATCGTTTGCTCCCGAATCAGTTGTAAGATCAAGTCTTGCTGCGGTTCCAACCGCACCTTGACTGTTAACCAATATCAACTGCGGTTCAGTGGAGGTGCCTCTGGTAGCCCGAATTGACCCTGCCACGTCTAACTTTACCCCTATGGGGGCCTCCGTCCCAATGCCGACGTTGCCGCTGGTGTCCACCACCACTCCCTCTCCCGTGCTGCCAGGGCCTATCGTAAGAACATTGCTGTTGGCAGTGTCGAGCCAGATTGAGTGTCTAACCGCCGTACCATCGTGAAACTGAATCTGAGGGAAGGATGTACCTTCAAGTCGGACACCACTAGTACCGCTCGATACTCCCGTGATGTGCAGTCTTCCTGCTGGCTCAGTCGTCCCAATGCCGACCGAGCCGCTATTAAAAATCCAATCTCCACCGTAGCTGTGAAAGACAAAATTATCCGCTACAATGTCGCTTCTTTGCCCAACAAGGAAGTCGAGGTTATCGCTAGCGTCTCTAAAGTGGATAGCGTTCTGATTACCACGAAGCGTTATGGCTCCTCCTTGTGCGAGGTCTAGCAATGTCGCTGGCGAATCCGTACCTACGCCCAATCCCGTTGCATCAAAAACGAGGCTGGTGGTTCCTTCAATCGTGCCGTCACCCGTCCACACGCCCACTTGATTGTCTAGGGGTGTGCCGACTTTGGAGACATCGCCGCTGCCCGAAGGAGTTACCCAAGTGCCGTCACCACGCCAGAATGTAGTCGCACTCGCACTCGTACCGCTGTTCAGGTTGCCAACCGGAAGATTGCCCGTTACATCCGCAGCCAAATCAACCTGACCGCGAGTAATTGTCTGCCCGCTTATGGTGATGTAATCTGGTGTACCAGCAAGAGTAACGTTCGTTGAGTTATCTGTCCCGGCCGCATCGACTCCCAATGCAGTCCGTGCGGCAGATGCCGTGGTTGACCCTGTGCCGCCTTGGGCCACAGCGACTGCCGTGCCTTCCCACACACCGGATGTTACAGTTCCGATAGTCGTGCTTGTGCCGCTAACGGTAAGGTCAGTCAGGGTTCCGACTGACGTAATCGCAGTTTGCGCTGCGCCCGTCACTGTCGCTGCTGTTCCGGTAGTATCTTGATTCAGGGTAGGGAAGGTGCAATTCGTCAGCGCACCAGATGCTGGAGTTCCGAGCGCGGGTGTGACCAGAGTCGGACTGGTAGCAAAGACCAGAGAACCGCTGCCTGTTTCATCAGACATAACCCCAGCTAACTGTGCGGAAGTTGTGGCAGATAGAACAGATAGATTGTTGGTGGTATAAACTCCGTTTGTGACTGTGCCAGCATTCCCCGTGGTGTCTTGGTTCAGGGTGGGGAAACCACAGTTGGTAAGTGTTCCGGACGCAGGGGTTCCCAAAGCCGGAGTAACCAATGTCGGGCTTGTCGCAAAGACCAGTGAGCCGCTGCCCGTTTCGTCAGACATGACCCCCGCAAGGGCAGAGCTAGTTGCCGTTCCTCCGTTCGCCAATACCTCGGATAACGTGTCAGAGGTTTCAACCTGAGCATCCACATAAGCAGTAGTCGCAACCTTTGTTGAGTTATTAGAAGCAGACTGAGTGGTTGCGACGACTCCATTAGCCAGAACACTTGTGGCCGTCACATTTCCGGTAAGGTCGCCTGTTACATCTCCTGTAACATCTCCTGTAACATTCCCCGTTAAATTCCCTGTTACATTGCCAGTAACATTCCCCGTGAGAGCACCCGTAAAGGTTGTCGCCGTGACGGTGTTATCCTTAACCAGAACGCTGTCAATGGTCACGCCAGCAGCAGCAGTTGTCTCTGCAATCGTGTCTGTGGTTATCTCCTGACTGGCATTGACAACTATATCATTCGCCCCTGTCGTGTTTCCCGCTGCCAGAACTTCATCTAACTCATTGGTGGAAGCAATCTGAGCATCAACGTAAGTCTTAATCGCCCCTTGTGTGGCGAGAAGGGTTGCCGAGCCTGTCGCAAGACCGCCATTATCAATTCCTGTAACCGTTGCACCTGTCGCAAGGACAACGCTGGTGGACAAGGTGGCTGTGCCAGCGACCTCAAGAGTTCCCGTGGACTTGACTCCACCGCTGCTCAACTGCAATGCAGAATCAGTTGCATCACCATCCTGTACGGTGTCCAGCGATGCAGTCACCCCACTTGCAGAAGTGGTCTTCAAGAGCATCGTATAGGTAGATGCAATAGTGTTTCCCGTTAAAGTAGCCATCTAAAACCCCCATGCTTTTTTAATCTGTTTTGCCGTGAATGGCGATCTATCCAAGAATCGTGAACCCTTGTCCTGCTCCAGCTTGTGGTAGCCAGCCTTGACCTGTTCCCCCTGTGGAACAACCCCAACCGCCCCGCCTATAAAGGAGAATCCAGAAGGGACAGGAACCTTCTTGTAGGATTTCCCATCCTGCACCAACTTGGTGGTGCCCATGGGGACTACCCTCTCAATCGTGTTCCCCAACTCATCCCTGAAGTCATAAATGGGCATCAGAGTCCCTGTTCCTCATCTTGAGCAGCAGCAGCAGCAATAAGCTGTTCCTCCATCCCCGCCATGTCGTCTACCTCTGCTTCTGCATCTTCAAGGGCAACTTCGCCCTCGACGTACTCTATGGGTTCTCCCCCGGCAGAGGTAAGCTCGACATGGGCACTTCCATCCTCGTTTATGCTGATGACTTCGCCTTCAACGGTTTCGAGAATAACAACATCCCCAATTTCTGGGGCAATATCACCACCCTCTTCAGAGTCGGTAATCAATGAATCAATAGGTATCTTAATCATATCACATCCTTTGTGGTTAACATGGCTTTTAGGAGGGAGTTTCCCCCCTCCTAAAGCTATGATAAGGGTTACGCCACCTTTGGGTTGCATAACTTTGGTTTATCTACGCAGTTGAGTTTGTCTTACTACGCATTACTACATAGTAAGCCGGGTTCAAGCGCAGAGTAGTCCAGAATGTCTTAAAACCAGCTGTGGTTATCTGGTTTAACGGATCAGTCTTGTCAGCCGAATCAGTGATAATCACCTTCGGACTAAACGGGGACTGACTTGACAGGTCTGGGACGCCATAGGCTTGCTCGCCAAGGAATATCGTGGCACGGATGTTTGCACCCGCAGCCAGAGTCCCTGAACCGCCCACCGAATAGGCAAAGCGATCATCATCAGAACTCGAATAGACAGAACTCCATCCGTTCGTGTGCATGATGAACTTGGCCCCGTAGATGGTGCCAACCTCGCCTTTATACAACTCCTGTACATTGCTGTACTGGGCCGCATTCAACCACTCATTGATCTTCATTACATCGCTCAACACCTGTGGACTGGTGGCAGCCACATACATCCCGCCAGAGGTGGGTTGTGCGCGGTTAACCTTCATCTTGGTCACAGCATCGAGGATGGACGAAGCAGTCATCGTGTTGGCAGATGTAGTAGCGTCAAAGGTGGAGTAGTCCGTCCCGCCATCAGCATACATCTCGGTGAGAGTATCACTGTTGTCGAGGGCTGAACCGTCCCCATTCTCCTTTGCCGTTCCAGCCACGTTGGAACCCACAAGCGTGTTGCGGGTCTGCGTGTCAATGTCAAGAGCAGCGTCTTGTCCGTTAATCTTGATGCTCTGCTGCAATGAATTAAATAAATCCGTTGCGTTTAGAACATCAGTGAGTTTGATAATCTGTCCCCGCTGAATCAGGTCTTTGCTGATCTTCGTCAGGGTCAGTGATCGTGTTCCAGTAGGAGCGGTGCCTTCAGTGCCGAGCGTTTCAATGCTCGAAGTTGAAGGTGCGTCGAAACGGAACATTGAGATAGCCTTGCTACCAGACTTTGCTGGTAACGGGGTTTTCTCTCCGAACTGGTCGAGTACCAGTGCTTGAACAGCATAGGTCAACAATTTCTTGCTGAAATAATTCTGATACTGGCCAGATAATGAACTAGTAGTATTAAGTGCCATACTTCCTTTCCCAGTTACATGGCATCATCAAGCTGGGCTGCTGCCTTGCGGAGGAAGAGTTCCTGATCCTTATCGGACAGGTCATCAAACCCCTTCTCGGCATTCGGCCTTTCACCTGTGAATCCGCCATCAACTGACATTTTCTTTTCCAGTTTGTTTAGTTTGTCGGTCAATTCCTTGACTTCAGATTCCTTCCCTTCCGCCGAGGTTGCAGCCATTTTCCACTGGGCAATCTGGACTGCATGACGCAATCCTTTGCCTCCGTCAACGTAAAGCAAGTCAGGGTATTCCCTGAGAACTTGGTTGGCCGTCACTGACAGGCTTGAGTCCTTCTCCTTGAGGTCGGGGATTTCCTGCATTAACTCCTGTCGAGTATTTTCAAATGCTGACTTAAACTCGTCTGCCTTCTTCTTTAGCTCAGAGTCCTTACCGATTCCCCGGAGTTTCTCTGCTCTATCTCTGGCATCCTTAGCCTCAGTCTCTTTTCCCTCTTCCTCTGAGGTCTCTGCTGAATCCTCATAATCTTCAGCAGTAAACCCGTACTCATCCCTGTGTGAATGGCCTTCGTCGAGCTTGGACTGACGATCCGCCAGTTCCTTTTCCCTCGACTCCAGTTCAGACTCTCTCTGGCTAAACTCTTCCTTGCGTTTGTTCAACGCCTTCCAAGCCTTTTCCTTCCGAGCCTCATTCTTTTTGTACTTGCTTTCCTTTGGCGCATCCTCGGCTTCTGGAGTTTCCTCTTCAGCCGATTCCTCAACCTTATCCGCATCGTCAGATTCAGGAACCTTTTCAGGCTCCTCTTCTTCCGGTTCAGGACTATCCTCAACAACTTCTTCCTCGGTTGCTATTGCAACTTCAGGCATTTCACCCGCATCAACGGCAGCATCATACTGCTCTGCTGCGGCCAATAACTGTGTTTCGGTAACTTCACCGGGTTCATCTGGCATAATGCTTCACTCTGTAGGTGCTTATCCTCGTCCAGCCATTGCACCCAAACGGGAGGACGTTGCTGTGGGGTCTTGACTCGCCAGATGCTCGACCCCGTAAACATCCGACGTAAATTCTTCCTCTTTCTCTTCGAGCTTTGCAGCCAAGGCTTCGACAGTATGCACTGTCGTTCTCACACCATTGGCAAACCCTGCATTAAATTCAAGTCCTTTTTTGCTGGAGAGAGCCTGTGCGTTCTGCCGCAACACCATGTTCAGGAGTACCATCCTGAACCGTTTCCCCTCTGTTGTAACCAGAAAGTTGCGAAGTGCGCTGGCATCGGACACCTCCCAGTCAGGGTCTCCAACCCAAGAAACATTTCCTGAGAGCCGCCACATCACGTTTATGAATCTGGATAGTCTTTGAAACATATCAAATTATGCTTGGGGTTGCGGTGCCGACATTGCCATAGCCTCATTGATCTGGGCTTGCTCTACCTCCTCCGTGGAGGGGATCATTCCCGTGTTCTGCAAATACTCCCTGACTTCCTTGCCTAATGCCCTTGCGTTGTTTGTGTCCACCTGTTCCATTGCCTGTAGGAGTCCGTCCATCCTCGTCGTAATTGCTTGCACTCCTTGTGGGCTGATTTCCATCCCTATCTGCCGTGACTGCTCAAGGAACTGCATGATAACTCCTATGCGAATCTGGTAGTTCAGTCCCTCCTTCACGGGGATGACTTGGCCAACGAGCAGGGCGGGAATAATCTTCTGCTCGTCCTCACCCTCATCCTGCGCCTTGAGGTTCGGGTCTTGAACCAGACGTTGAATCAGGGACGGGTCATCAAGCTCAAGAATGCTTTTGTCCAGTTCGACTTGATCTATCCAAGGAGAGTTGACGAACATCTGCTTGCGTTGCATTGCCTTGTTGAGAAGCATGGTCTTGCTCACCATATCCATTCCACCGCGAGGCTCAATCTGGTAATCCTCATGCAGCGCAATCGGGTCTATGGCCAAGCTGTCCTCAAGGAACCTGAACTGTAAATCCTTGCTATCAAATTGCAGGAGAACACTCCAAGCCTGACGGAACAGGCTGCCTAATGCTTGGCGGAACAGCCGCAACCTCAAGTCCATGTTTTGTTGAGCTTGGGCATTTATGGATTCAATTTCTGTTGCTGTTCTTCTATCTCTATCTGCCATGATCCCGTAATCGGGAACCGTAACCCTTTGCTCTGCTATCGACTGGGTTGAAGTCATTTCCTTGTCGAAGTCGATTGGGGTGCTGGGCATCTGCACGGGGGCGATCCCGAAGGGAAGAATCTGTGCTGGCTTCATGCGGAGGTTGACCGTGTTGGGCAGGTCACGCTCGGCCCTGAACAGGGGTTGGTTGAGCAGGGTGGAAGCATCCATCTTGTCATTCCAAGTCTTGGTGAGTGCTGCTTCAAATGGTGCAAGCATCTCGCATACTCCGCGAGGAGAGTACCATCCGCCATCAGTGATTTCATACTTAGATGAGACAAATGGAGGGGTGCCGTGATCGAACGGGACTTTCATTCTTTTACGGAGAAGGATTTCCGGGGCTTGTGGAGAGAAACATTCCATCTCCCATTCCCCGTCCTTGTCCCGCGAGTAAACCTCCCACACGATAACCTGATCCTTGTCTTTCGAGTAGGTAATCCCCTCCCTAATCTCACGGTCATCCTTCAACTCACCAGTGATGCCTGAAGTCTCGATTGTGCCTCCGGCTATCTGGTCGATGGTTGACTTGTCAGTCTTGTAAAGTCCTGCCCGCTTGTAGGATTCAAGGCTCATGGGCATGACTTGGCAAATTCTGTCTGCTCCCTCGGTGTCCTTCGTCCACGGTGGGACGATCATGTAGATGGGGTCAACCGACTGGAACCTGATACGCTTCTTGGTCGAGTCCCAAAATACCTTGAGGACTCCGTGTCCGCTCAAGAGCATATGATCTATCCAACTCATAACCTCGGTTGCGAAGTTGGACTTCTCGTGCATCTTGTAGCTGAACCATTGTTCCGCCGCAGTGGTGTAGGCAGCTAGTTGTTGACGCATGGGAACAAAGGATGCAAGCACATCCAAGCCCATTGCCTGTTGAAAGAAGCTGGGCTTGAGCTTGTTGATTGTGGTATCAATGAGCGGGAAATGCATATCAGCCGCATTGGGCCAAGGCTTGTGCTTTCTACGCAAGCCATCATTCCGCATCTGATACCAGAGACCCTGACGGGTTTCCCATCTTGTGCGGGACTTGATGTCCGAGAGAATAAGTTCGTGTAATTCCTTGCTCACTGGATACCCCTACTTTCCTTTTTTCTCCCTCTCTTCTCGTGCCTTTTCCTGCTCTCTGTCAAGACGCTTTTGGTTGTTTCTTCTGAACCTTCTTTCATTGGCATCCTTCATGTAATCGCCTTTGCCCTGATGTTTTGTTATAAACTTCCAAGCGTCCTCCGCGAATCCCGGGGGTTCCTTCTCCTTGACTGTTCTGCTTGCTGCCCTGACAGCCTTTCTTCCTTTTTCTGAGGTGCCGAAGGCTTTATCCGACTTAGCTGTTGTGGGTAGCTTTGAGTCGTTCCGCCTAATTCCAAAGACCTTCGTTTTTTTGCCAGCCTTGAAAGGGCGAGCATCAAGATCGTCTATGTCCACCCACTCTGGCTTTGCAGCTTTGGCAGCAGCAGCTTTGGCAGCTTTGGGAACTTGTTTTGCGGCAGTAGAAACGGCTTTCCCAAGTGTGCCGCCAGCAGTGGTGACTGCTTTCTTTATGGCGGTTGCCTTCTTCCCAATCGTGCGTTTCAATGTTGGCGGGGCGGGAGGTCTCAACATTTTTGCTAATTCACGCAATCCTGGCCCATGCTTTACCCGCCATTCACGCATCACCTTCGCTTCCGCATCTAGGCGTTTCCTTTGAATCCCTTTTTCCTTCGCCTCCTTCACGAGCCTCTTTCGGAGTTTATCCATTTCATCACTCATTGCTCTATCTCCTCTATCTCGGTGGGATTTCTCCACATCCTTTTGGGTGCCTCATATTCAACAAGTTGCCAGCATTAACAAGAAGTGCGTCTGCTGTCAACGCATCATTTATGCACTCTTGGCAGTAGTCCCACTTGGTCGCCCTGTCCCATGCCACCAACCATTTCAAATCTCCAAGGATTATCTCCTCGCTATCTTCGTGGCTGCAAATGCTGCAATACCCCCACACGCCCCCGTACTTCCGTGGGACAATCGCTGACTTCATTTGCATTTGCATTTCCATCCCCATTAGTTTCCCGGGAAACTATTTATCTATTCTATCTATTCTGTCTACTCTAATCTCTCTATCTATTGTGGGAGGTTTTGGGAGACTTTGGGAGACTTTGGGAGGTTTTGGGAGACTCCAGTTGTAACCTCCTCTGCCCCAATGGGATAGGTAGTGATATATTTCAGTACCCAACAGACATTCCACTGGGGAGTACGTCTGCCTCGTACTCTTCCCTTGCCATCTCAAACACTTCCTCAAGGCTTACTGCCCCGTTCTCCTTGAACTGTTCCCATGTCCCCCCTATCCCTCCTCCACATGAAATGCACCCCAGCAC